AACAAACTTCTTAGAAGAATCCTTGCCCCATGCATTGAGAGTCTCAAAGAATTGCTCACGATTGACCTTCTTACCGTCAATGATTGCACCAGTCTTGGATGTAATCGTCATCCAAGAATATCCGCGCAGAGCAAGTTCTGCACAGAAGTTAGATTGAGAAATAAGACCCACAATCTGTTTGGTGGTGCGAGCACAAATCAAAGTCTTGTCGATGTTGTTGTCATCAATCGTTTCCAGAAGATTGTCGCAATCCTCTGCATATACGACTTTGCGACCTTTGATTAGAGGCAGAGACTTGACCACAACTTTAGGAGGAAGAATGTAACCACCTTCAACCAACTCAGGTGCAGGAATGTTTGCAAGAACCTGACCATAAACCTCAGGCATATTCATGCCTGGTTTAGAAATAGTGAGACTATGCTTAGGAGTAGCAGTGAAGAAGTAGCAACGATCAGAATCAGCAGCAAAGTATTCCGTAGCAGGGAAAAAGTTACGTTTGACCGAATTGTGCGCTTCATCAAAATAAATGGTGTTGACTTCAATATCTGCTTGCTGAATACGCTCAAGCGAGTTGTAAGTAGTGAAGATGATTACATTCTCACCAGCAGTCCGTGCAGTATTAGCGAACAGATGAATCTGTTCGGGTTTGGTAGAAGAATAGTGATGAGTTTCACCACTGTGAACGTGCATCACATGAGTATAAGTTGTATTAACAATTTCCAGAAACTCACTGCACAGTTGTTCTGCAAGCAGGATACGCGGAGCAACAACAACAGAAGTTGTACCAGTCGGCACAGCATGTTGATGAATAAGATCTTGAATCATGCAAATAGTCTTACCACCACCAGTGGGGACAATAATCTGACCTTTGCTATAATCACGCATACGATTGGTGATGCGTTCCTGATGTGGGCGAAGTGTAATCATCTAGGGCGTATCAGTATTACTAGGACATTTTAGGGGCTTCAGTTAAATTAACCGACCATTGCGTCGAGCAATGGATTTTTAATTGATTCTTCAAATAGTTTTTTGCCTTCGTTGTTAAGATCAAATAAAATGTAATTTCTATCTGTCTGCCTGGCGCTTCTGCCTACTGTACCAGATCCAGCACAAGGATCAAGCACAATAGAGTTTTTGTTACTAAACATGCGAAGTATGCGATTTAAGAGTGCAACAGGTTTTTGAGTTGCATAGTCTAACTTCTCATTTCCTTGAATCTGTTTTATATCAGACCATACATCTTTGACAGGGATTCCATCCATCTCATCCAGATACTTTTTGACTCTAGGAATACCACTATTAGGAGAATATTCTAATCGATTGTCATCATGAAGCATCTGCATCCTCTCTTTTGAGATATGCCATTGGAGATCATTTCCATTCCATTCATATCTCAAATTGGGGCGAGATACAACATTAGGTTGACGATTAACCAATGCAGATGTGTTATATTTCTTTTTGCGAATCGGACACATCTTTGCTTTCCTTACAGTATCTTCATCGTATTCTTTATGTTCTGCATTATAGATCGATTCTTTGCCTTTCTGATAAACAATGATCGTATCATGATTGCGTTGGAGTTGCTTTTTTGACTTATGATTGCCACCAGAAACCCATGCAATCTCGTTCTTAAATCTATTCTCACCAAACACATCATCAAGAACAATGCGAATATGATGAGAGATCTTGGGCTCTACATGCACAACAATGTTGCCACAATCGGTGAGAACGCGATGACATTCTTCCAACAAAGGACGCATCAACAATTCGCGATAATCTGCGCTAGACTTAAATCTATCATCAAAGTGATAGAAGTCTCTACCAGTGCAATAAGGTGGATCAATATAAATTAGATCCACCGTGTTTGCATCAACTTGTTTCAGCAGTTCTCTACTGTCACCGATAGTGTACTCATTTAGCATTGTTGAGAGCAATCAGAACCTCCTTTGCGCGACCAGCATACTTTTTGCGGACAGATGCAGGGACAGAACCCACACAATATCCAGGCATATTCTTGTCTTCCAGTTCATAACTAGGAACAGCAAGAAACTCCCAATTAGAAATATCTTCGTGACCTTTGGGAATAATAAACAGTATAACATCAAATGAGTCTACTGCATAGCGAACCTGACCATTCTTTGCGCCATTGTTTGCATTTTTCCCAGTGGTGCGACGAGTCTGCTCCATATGCAAAGAGTTGCCACCGCGATACTTAACTTGGATACGCAGACCTTTAGAAGAAAGGCGGTCATATTTCTCCTGCTGACCATCAAGATCATCAGGAGACTTATCATTTTCAATACCACATACCTCACGCAACCATTGCGGTGCGATGATACGTTCGGTTGGAAATGCAAGAAACTTACCAATTTCTCGCGTGTCACCTTCGGCAATGAGTTCTTCAAAACCAAGAGCAACGATTTCTGAAAGTTTAGAAACTGTCATCGGTGATCTTCTGTGCGTATCTATTAAAGGGACAATTTAGGAGCTTCAGTTTTCAAACACAATGCGGTTTTGATCTTCTGCATCAGCCCCAGTCTTGATTTGAGGGAAATACTGATCCTTATCGACAGGAAGTTGCCAGTCATTTGCAACCATATAGAGTGCAACTGATTTCATAACTTGGCGGAACTCTTCCCACTTTTCTTTTTGATTGATTCGTTGTGCCTTGATTACTTCATCAGAATCACCTTTATTTTCAAAATGTTGTACAACATATTGAACTTTTTTAGAGGTGTGATACTGCTTCAAAAGGGAGTAGACACGATCTTGGAAATAGTGGAAGGGGAAGCAATAATCAACTTCCACATCATCAAGACACTTTTGTTCCAACCAATCACGGCACTCATTATCACGCCAACCGATAGTGCGAGTAGGAACGTCTTCTTCCTTCAGAACAATTCGAACAACTTCGTTCTTATCTTGAGTCGGCATGTTAGAAGCAGACTCATAAACAAAATTCTTAATTGCACTCTCCTCTTTAGGCAGATCTCCAGAATAGATCATTTCAGCACAGCTCTGAACAAGATCTGCAATAGAGTTTCCTTCAGAAGGAAGAGGGTCGTTCTCAATATGCAACCAAACGCGACGATTATATTCAGCAGAACGTTCTTCGGTTTCTACATATCGAACAACATCAAACCATGCACCTTCAGTATATCCATTGTAGAAATCTGCCTTCTTTCGAGTAATACCGTTCTCTGCTTTATAGTGATAGACTTTTCCTTCAATATCAGTAATTACTGTCTCTTGAACTGCTGGCAGTTTGGCATTGGGATCAATACCCAACTTGCGAGAATCTGCAAGTGCTTTGATATTCTTTTTCGATGAACCTTTTACCCGTGCAGGGTTTTCCTCAGTTTCACCCCAAAAAATATCATCATACTTAATGAACTTTCGCGAAACATGAATAACTCCGACTCCACCAACAAAAGTGTAATTAAAGTCATCAACGGATGCATTTTTCAGATCAGCATAAGAAATGCGACCTTCAAGAGTTTCAATCAAAATGTTTTGCATAATTTTACCGCCTAACTTGCGGAGTAAATGTACTTAAACAGTGTAGCAGAGTCCAGATGACCTGTCAACAAAAAAACAACCTCAAGAGTACAAATATACCTAGAGGTTGTTTTAGGAGTATTGCAGGCGGTCCCAGACACTACTGAGACGCTTTAGGGGCTTCAGTTCAATTTTGGTAAGCGGATGCTGGTTTGTCTTTACCCTTACGAATGTCGCGAATAATTCTATCGCCAGTTCTCTGAAGTTTCTGTCTCTCGGTTCTAGTATAACCAGATGCTTTTTGTGGTTTGTAACTAGGACTTACTTTCTTAGCAGACTTCTTAGACAGAAGTTCTGATGCAGATTTAGTTTTTGCGCCTGATTCTCTTGCCTTTCTTTCTCTATATGCCTTACGTTGTGCTTCCTTTGCTGACAATGCAGCAGATCCTCTTTCCTTTTCTGGTTGTTGCTCTCTCGTAGATCTTTGTCTCTGAGATCCAATATCTGAACGAGGTTTGTAATCCTTTGCAGGAACCATTTTGCCACCACCCGCTGCTTTCATGCGACGCTTTTCGGGTTCTGTTTTCTTTCTATTAGCACCAACTCTTCCACCTTCGCCTTGTTTGCGAATCTGGGAAGATCCCATCACATCTTTATCATATGCTTCAGCAATAAACTCAGCGAAAGTTTTCATTGGTGGAAGGAAAAAAATCTCCTATTATTTAGTAAAACATACTAAAA